ACTGGCATCAGGAGGCGGCGGAGAACTGGAGACCAATCCGCCACCCGTGACCGGCGCCATGGCCTTCCTAGGCGAAGGCACTGATTTGCAACCCATGCAGGTACGCGGCGCTTCCATCAGCCCGGATGATGGCAGGCGGTTGCTTTTGATGGTGGCCGCTGCGGTGGGATTGCCAGAGACCTATTTTGGAGATGTGAGCGTGGGTACGTTTGCGACCGCCAAAACCATGGACCGCCCGACCGAGTTGGCTATGAAGGAGGGGCAAACCGCGTGGACGGATATTTTCCGCAATATCTTCAACTTCGTCATCCTGCAGGCGATGAAGGCGAGCGATTCGCCTGTCAAAGCGTTGGGAAAAGTCGAGAGGACAATCGACAACGACATGGTGGAGGAAAAAATCATCTGGAACGCCGGTGTGAACACCATGCTCGATATCGACTTCCCCCCCATTCTGGAGAAAGATGTGCAGGCTGCGGTACAGGCGGTGGTCACGGCACTCACGTTGAACGGTCAGCAATTGACCCTGCTCGATGAAGAGACGGCCACCCGCCTGATTCTCAAAGCACTGGCTGAGGATGACGTGGATGAGATTATGGCTGAGTTATTCCCAGGCGATGAAACGATCTCTGCCGGAACCGGGAAACCATCATCCCCGAGTGAAGGGCTGGTGAGAGAAGCGGCGAGAAAGTTGCTAACCACGATCCTGGAGACGAAGGTGAAGAACAATGGCCATGCCTGAGGCACCCAAACTCGAGCTCGAGGCGATGATCGATTTCATGGAGGCAGTCAAACGTTCGCGCAAATTGAAGAAGCGCGAGCAATTATCGCGCAGGCTCGAACTTGTCTTACGAAAGGCATTCAAGGAACAGGGCAGGCTCTTCGTGCGCGGGCTGAGCAAATTGAGAAATAGATTCACAGAGGCGGCACAAACCGGACATTGGAGAGCAACCATCCCATCGCCGTTTGGCAACGATAAACAAATCATCGTGGACGAGGCGATGGCACCGACGGAATGGATGTTTATTTTCTACGATGTGGCGAACAAGACCTTCGGCCTGTTCGAGAAGCCGATCGACAGCGCGGTGCAAGCGTCATTAGCCAGCGGCGCAGTCAGGCAAATCGCCGATCTGGGACTGAACATTTCATTCGACTTGAAGAACCCGCGAGCGGTTGCATACCTGGAGAAGTACGGCGCGGCGCAGGTGACGAAGATCAACGAGACGACGCGGGATTATCTGCATACCGTATTGACGCAAGCGATCAGCGAAGGCTGGTCTTACGACAGGACCGCCGAAGCCATCATCCAGCGTTACAAGGAATTTCAGGTCGGTTCGCCGCTGGAGCATATCGACAGCCGCGCGCACCTGATCGCGGTGACGGAAACCGGCAATGCGTATACGGAAGGCAATTTGATGGTGGCGCAGGACCTGCAAGACGCCGGAATCGAGATGGAGAAGGCATGGTCGCGCGCCAGCGATTTCCAGGACGAATGCGCACAGAACGAAGCGGCGGGCTGGATCCCGATCAACGATCCATTTCCCAGCGGCGATATGCGACCGCTGGCACACCCAGGATGTTTGTGCGACTTACTAACGAGAGTGAAGAATAGAGGAGAATGATATGGGAGCAATCAAACCACATAAGACGGCAGTGGATAAGACGGGCAGTTGGGATGGTCCGAAGGCAGTGGCGGATGCGCCAAACGACGCGGCTGTGCTGCGTTATATGCACGCGTGGATCAACGATAAGGGCGATGCGAACGCAAAGGGATCCTATAAGTTCCCGCATCATAACCCAGGGACAGATACGCCCGCTGTGATCGCAGGCGTGAATAACGCGCTGTCGAGGCTGCCGCAAGCCAGCATCCCTGCAGGAGATCGAGCGGGCGTGGAGGCGCACCTGCGCAAGCATCGCAAAGATGCAGGATTGGAAGAGTCAATGAGCGAGGCGGAGATCGCAGAGGCAATTAGATTCATCAAGAGGGCGGATGATTTGAAAGTCCATGAGGCGAAGAACCTCACCGAGGCGGTGAGGTTGCAGGAACAAGCCAACCTGGGCGATTGGTTGGAAGCGCGGTTGCACATGATGTTCACCGATATGGCAGATTCCATGTTCGGTGATGGATACATGACGCGCGATGAGCGGATCATTTTGTCGTCTGCGATCGGGGACGCGCTGGATGCCTTCCGCAGCAAATGCGAATCGGATGCGGCGCAGATCTATCAGCGCAGACCTTACGACGGTCCACCTGAAGATGGCGGCATGATGGTGAGCCAGGAGGCGGCGACCATCAAGTCGAAGGCAAGAGCAGCGGCTAGGGCGTTGCAGAGTCTCCTGTCAGATAAGACGCTGCCGAAGGATTTGCATGACAGCGTGGAAGGCGTCGTGGCTGCGCTGCAAAAGACGTGGGCAGACCTGGCGGCTGATTCCAATCCCCCTGCCGCTGAAGCGGCATCCCCCCAAATTGAAGAACGCAATTTAGGGGGAGAGATCAGCATAGAAGGCGATTTTGTGCCATTGATCGAGAAGGCGATCCGCAGGGACGGGACGATCCCGATCAAGATCATACAGGCAGGCTGGGGCTCGAGCGGATTCTATCCCGCGGAGGTATTGAAGCGCGACGGTCCGAAAGTCTTCACGAAGGAAACGAAAATGTATTGGAATCATCAGACGCCCGAGGAGGAATCGCAAAGGCCTGAAGGCGATTTGAACAATCTCGCGGCAGTGCTGGTGAACGATGCGGCATGGCAGGACAATGGCGCGAAGGGCGCGGGCTTGTATGCGGACGCAAAGGTGTTCGAGGCTTATCAGAAGCCGGTGGATGACCTGGCGAAGAATATCGGGGTGAGCATCCGCGCGATGGGGCAGGCAGTGCATGGTTCGGCTGAGGGGAAGAACGGCGCAATCATCCAGGCTTTGACTGCGCGCAAGAGCATTGATTTCGTGACCGAGCCGGGCGCAGGAGGGGAGATCATTACGATGTTTGAAGCGGCGCGCTCAGTCAAGGATGAAGGCAGAAGGATGACGGATGAATCAGGGACGGTCCCTGGTACGACTGCGACAGAGGCGGTCTCTGCGCAGGGAAAAGCCACAATAACCAACGTGGCGAAAAATAATATGGAGGACGACATGGAAGTAAGAGATTTGCAAGAGAAGGTCGCCGCGTTGGAGACCAATAATCAAACGCTGGTGGACAGCAACGCCCGCTTGAGCGAGGCGATGGCAATCCGTGACGCTAAGGAAATGGTGCGAGAGGCGATTGACTCTCTCTCATCCCTGCCGAACGTCACGAAGGCAAGGCTGATCGAGGGCCTGTCGAAGAACCCCCCCATGAAGGACGGCGTGCTCGACAAGGAGGCCTTGCCAAAGCTCATTCAGGAAGTGGTCAAGACCGAAGTCAAGTACCTGGAATCAGTGCTGGGCACAGGTCAGATCCGCGGCTTGGGCGAGAGCAAAGGGGATGATGACCAAAGTCAGGAGACTTTGGAGTCCGAAGTGGAAGCCAGCCTGACCGAATCATTCGGCGCACTTGGCATGAGCGAAAAGGGCGCGAGGATCGCGGCGAAGGGCCGCGGGTAGTTGACTGTTGACTGTTGTCAGTTGGCAGTAATCAATAATCAGTAATTAGTAATTAGTAACCAGTGAGGTAACTATGGCTAAGAATTTGAAGTATGGAAATGTGGATGCGTTGCGGGTGGCATGCACAGACCCAGCAGTACCCGCATCGGGCGACCCGGTGCGATATGGCGAAATGACCGGCGTGGCGTTGAACGCCGAGGACAGCGGCGGTTTGACATCGGTTGATTTCAGACCCGGCCGTGTTTGGAACCTGAGCGTGAAAGGCATCGACGGCGGCGGCAACTCGGCTGTGGCGGAGGGCGACAAGATTTTTTATGTGGACGCCGATACGCCCAAGCTCAGCAAGAAAGCCACCGGGCGTTTGTTCGGTTACGCCCAGGCGACGATCACATCTGGAAGCACCGCGACGATCGCTGTCGTGAAGGCGCTATAGGAGGACGACATGGATATGCTTGAATTGATCGAAACAATCAACGCCGAGGAAGCCAGCGTTCAGCGGCTCTTTGGAAAAGAGGGGCAGGGGATGCGATCACACAAACGCAACCCGCGTTATATGGCGCAACTGACCGAAGCCGCGAAACTCGTGGCTGATGTTTACAACGGCCGCAAACCGCTGCATTATCTGCAAGAGGCGATGACGACCAGCGATTTCCCGAACCTGTTCGGAGACATCCTGGATCGTCAGATTCTGGCAGCGTACCAGGAATGGCCTGCCACATGGCAAAACTATGCCAAGCGCGGGCGGGTGCGTGACTTCCGCACGGTGAAACGCTTCAGTGTGTACGGCGCCGATTCTGTGTTGAGCGCCATCGTGGGCGAAAAAGGCGAATATCCCTATGATGCGTTCAACGAGAATTCGCCGTACAGCTATGCAGTCGCCAAATACGGACGCAAGCTGAAATTTTCGTGGGAGACGCTCATCAACGACGACCTGGATGCGTTGAAAGATGGCCCGGATCGTTTTGGCCGCGCGGCGAGACGCTCGGAGGAGAAGTTTGCCACGCAGTTGTTCGTGGATGCAAGCGGTCCACATGCGTCGTTCTACACGACCGGCAACAAGAACCGGGTACATACGGAGAACGGCGCACCGAGTAATAACCCAACCCTGAGCATCGCGGCTTTGCAGGCTGCATTCCTGGTGTTGAGCAAGATGGTGGATGAGCAGGGCGAGCCAATCGTGATCGATACCGTGCAATTGGTGGTGCCACCTGCATTGGAAATCACCGCGTTGAATATCCTCAACGCCGTGCAATTGTGGCTGGATACTAATGCATCAGCGGGAACTGCTCAACAGAACCTGGTGACCACAAACTGGATGAAGGCACGCGTGAACCTGAACGTCAACCCCTACATCCCGGTCGTGGCAAGCACTGCCAACGGCAACACGTCCTGGTGGCTGTTTGCGAATCCGAATAACGGAAGACCGGCGCTGGAAGTCGGATTCCTGCTCGGGCACGAACAACCCGAAATCTTCATGAAGCAGCCGAACGCCGCGCGCGTGGGCGGAGGCGGTGAAGACGTGATGAACGGCGACTTTGAATCAGACGCCATCGAATACAAGATCCGCCATGTGTTCGGCGGGACCCGCATGGATCCCAAAATGACCGTGGCAAGCAACGGTAGCGGATCATAAAGGAGAGCAGTCATGAGTATACATTCAGTAACGCGCAGCAATGTTGCGCTCAATACAGCCAACGATGTGATGACCATCATCGCCGCCGCCAACCGCAAGATCAGGATCTTGGAAGTCACTGTGGGTGGCATGGGCACTGCGAGTGCGGCAAATGAAGTTGCCGTGCAACGCTCCACCGGCGGCACGACCGGGGGCGGCGCCATCACGCCTGAATCGTTTGACCCGGATTCTTTGGCAGATTCCGTCACGGTCGTGAACACGACCTGGGCGGCACAACCCACGTTATCGGGTTCGCCTGAATTGAGGCTGCCGGTCAACGCGAACGGCGGCGTCTTCCGCTGGGTGGCAAGACCGGGGCAGGAGCTCAACGTGAGAAATTCAGGACAACTCTCAATCCGTCCTGCTGTAGGCAGCAGTAACATTTCCATTCACGTTGTGTATGAGTTGATGTAGTGGATGGTTCGAGCATGGGATTTGATTGTAAGTGTCTTATGTCCAGTCTTCAGACTGGACGTAAGACCCCCGTACCTTAACAATTTAATCTGTGGAAACATTCGGGAATCTATTCAATGACATTCCCTACCACCGGAATACTTGATAGTTTCAATCGCGCCAACGCCAACCCACTTGATGGGAATTGGAAGCAGGGCGGCTTTGACGGTGACAATGATATTCAGCTCGACACCAATCAAATCCGGAATCAGGGCGGGAATTTATTCAGCGGCGCGCGATACAGCACAGGAACACCCGGAACGTTCTATGGGCCTGACTGTGAAATCTATGCCACTCTGGCGACCTACGACCCAACGGAGGACAACACCAGACCCATCCAGCTTTTACTTCGAATAAGTGCAGATACAAACTATAACGGCTATATGTTTGTGTTTCGCACTTTTGCTGATCCGACGAAAAGTGGTATTTATCGGTTTGACGCGGGTGTTCCAACTTTATTGGGTGCAGCAATTGCCAACCCAACATTGGCAAGCGGTGACAAACTTGGCTTCGAAGCCATCGGTTCAACCTTGACAGCCTATAAATACACCAGTGGAGCATGGTCGTCGATACTAAGCCGCGTAGATAACACATACTTAAATGCTGGATACCTGGTGCTGGAATTCCGAAACAGCGTATGGCGTTTGGACGATTTTGGGGGGGGGACGCTTGAGATCTCTACTGGAGAATATCCGGCCATCGATGAGAGCTACGAAGAAGAGCATAGTTATGAAGGATATATCACCTGGCAAGCTCCGGCTAATGTATTTGCTCTCCCCGAATCACTGATTGAATACCCGGCCATCGATGAGAGTTACGACGAAGAGCATAACTACGAAGGGTTCGCACTCAATCCACTGGCGGATGATTTTCAAGATTTCCAGTCGCTCGCCGAATACC